ACCAGGTAGACTGCGGCACCCAGGACTCGGGCGACGGCAGCGCCGTGGCGAACTGGCCCCGGTTGCCACCATTGAGCAGCGACCCCAGCATCCCCGCGGTCCCTTGTTTGTCGGTGCCGCCGGCCAACGCCGCATCGCGCACCGCGCCCATCTGCGGAGGTAGTCCCGGTTTGTTGCCGTCCCGAGCACCGGTTGCCCCCACCAAAGGGGGTGTCGTCGGCACCCCACCACCGCCTGGGGCCGGGCCACCGGGGGAGCGCGCAAGGGTACCCTGCCCGACTGCCGGCACGGCCGGCTTTGCGACGGGGGCCGCTATTGGCTTGGGCGTGGCGACGGGGGCGGCAGTGTCGGGGGGTGCGAGGGTTGCGGCGTTCGCCGCGCGTGCCTCCAGTTCCGGCCAAGTCTGCGCGCCGGTCTGCCCGTATGCCGAATAGTCGGTTTGTCCGCCAGCGTTCAACGCATTTTCCCAGGGGGCGACCAACCCCTGTGTGTTGATGGCCGTGTCCGGGTTGTACGGGGTCAGCCAATCTTGAGCCTTCCCGGCCGGGTTGTCGTTTGCCGACCCGTACTGGGTGGCGATAGCCCGTTCCCAAATAGCCTTGTCGGCATCGGAAAGGTTCGCGTTGGGCGCGAGCCCTTCACGGTCCCGACCCGCCTGGAACCACTGTCTTGCCCATGCATTGGCGTTGTCCTCCAGCCCTTGCGTCCCGGCGGCCGGGGAGGGGGTTCCTGCGATGTTCGCTACGGGGGTCGCCATGGTCAATGCTCCAATATCATTTCGGGTAGCCCACGGCGGCGTATGTTGAGCCACCGGCAGTCCTCTTTACGCATAACGTACACCAGCAAGTCACCTTGCGGGCACGCATCTTTCAGCTTCGTTTCCAGCTTGAACCCTATGTGCTCGTCGAATTTGCGCGCGGCGTAGTTCGTTTCCTCCACCAGGCCGGTGATGCGCCGCGCCCCACACTGCTCGAACGCGTAGTGGAACACGTACCAGAGGTATTCCCGCGTCATCCACCGCTTGCCGGGGATCGCTGCAACATGCATGTTGATGTTGGCGCCGTTGAAACCCTCAAACCACACACCGGCAATGATGTCCACGGTCTTGTTCTTCTCGTGAACATCAAGCAGCGCCACGCCGCGCCCGGCGACGAACGCACCGTGCGAGTCGCAGTGGTACTCCATGAAGGGGGCCAACTGGTTTTCGCAGTTGACCGCAATTTCTCTCATAGCACCCCACCCACTTCGGACACCAGATCGGTCGAAACCCAGAAAGTATCGAACGACGATTGCAGTTTCAAAACCGGTGACGCGCAGAACCCTACTTGGTTTGTTGAGTACCAGTTGTAAACCGACGTGGTACCGCTGCCACCCCAAACAGCCGTGCCCCACACACCAGTCCCCCACAAGGAACTCGGCCCCTGCGTGTACGCTGCCGGCGGGATGGAGTCATTTACCGCCTGGCTGTAGTTGACACTGACCGATGCGGTTACACCGGGAACACCACCGGCGTTGAACACCGGGCGGATCATCGTCCAGCGTTTCTGGAGCGACTGCGGGCCGAATGAGGAGTACGCCTGTTGGCAGTACCCGGAAATGGACGTGCCGCCGTTTGCCTCGGTGTAGTTGTCGAGGTTACCAAACCACGCCTGCATAACGATGCCATCCCCACCGAAGAATGGTTCGTTGCCAAGTAGACCCCAGGAATTCGCGTTGTACCCCGTGAACAGGGTCCAAGAGTTTGTTACCTGGTTCATCACCCATTGCCGGTTGGTGTCCCCTGTCACCGGCACATTGAGCAGAACTAGCTGGTGGCGGTTGACGATCAGCATCTCCCACCCGAAGTTCTTGGCGTAAGCCGTGACGTCGTCGGACAAACGAAGCTGGATGATGTCTGTTATGGCCCCGGCCATCAGCACCTTCGACTGCGACAGCACTTCGGACAGCGGAAAAACACCGTCCTCGCACAGTACCCACAGATCGGAACCGTATTTACTCAGACAGCGCCGGTTGAACGTACCCCCGATCTGGTAAGTGCCCGCGAGTTGGAACGTGATGATGTCATCGGGGTCGTAACCGGAGAACAGTGCGATGTCGCCCTCCGACGAAACGAACACCGTGTTGTCCACCATGCCGCCACCGGACTCCGTAGCCCAAGTCCCAATGTCTTGAAGAAACCCACCGCGCGGACACACCTCACCCACACCAAAGCGGCTCACCTCTCCCTGAATCTGGTCGACCGGCAGATACCACGCATCGCCCGAATCCTTCTGCACGAACCACAGACGGCGGTGAGCGAGGGCGACGTTGACGAGAGTTTTTGGGTCGAATGTCGGGTATGTCGCGCTCGCCGTGATGGTCAACGTGGTCCACGCTGTGCCGTTGTACGACAGTGGCGTGTCCACACCGTTGACCGCAATGATGAATGATCCGAACTGGTTGGTTACGCTCACCCACTGCCACCGAGCATTGGCGTTGCCGGTGTGGACCGCAGTCTTGGCCGCACCGCCGATGTTGCTCACAGTGACGTCGTAGAACGCAGTACCCACCGCCGCGAACAGCTTTTCAGACCCGTCCGCCCCGTGGTACGACATCAGCGTTTCAACCGGCAGCCCAACATTACCCGTAAAGTTGTCCGCCCATTGCCGGTAGCCCTTGCGGATTCGCACCCCGTACTGCAACGGGTACAGGTCCAACATTTCGATTGCCTGGTCCGGCTTCATCTGCGCCAAGCTGTCGCGCGCGTTCATGCCACCCACCGGAGCGGGGAGCGTGGCCGTCTGCGACACGGCCTTGTTCTTGCGCGCGTAGATGGAGTCGCGTGGCATGGCTAGTTGGGGCTCCAGTTGCCATCCGGTACGTTGTAAATCGTGATGAGCGGGAACGCAGGCTCGCGCGCCATGGAGAGAATCGGCGCACCGCTATCCTGCGACAGCGCGTCATCGAGATTCGATTGGAAGTCCGCGGCGAACGCAGTAGTGTCAAACCCCTTGACCTGGAAGAAACGCAGCTTCACCCCGGAGATCATCAAGCGGTCGTCGAAGATGCAGGTGTCAAGGCTGTTTGTTGCCTTCGGGATCGGCTGCCCGCCCGCGGTCTGCGCCCACCACTTGCTAACGTAGTAGTACGAGAGGTCGAGATTCGGCCCCGGTGTAGTGTCGGTGGTAGGCACCGGCCAGATTTCCAGCGTGTCACCCACCAGCCGGAAGCGTTCGCGGGGACCGGTAGAGAGGATGCCCGACTTCAACCACTGCCACTGCTGCGGCGTTTCCGGCCCGATCATCGGCCAGCGGTTGGTGCGGTCCCACTCAGTCTGCGAAATGGGGCGCGCGAAGTCGTCCGGCAGCGGATAGGTGCCGACATTCGGCTGCGTGACTATCGTATGTTCACGAAACAACATACGCCAGACACGGCGCTTCACCAGCATCTCGCCGGTGACGTTGTAGAGCGACGACAGTTGCACCGCCGTCAAGTCGGTTGGGTTACCGAACGCCGCTACCGGCGCTTGCAGCCCCATCTCACTTGCTGCGGCTTGTATTACTTCCAGAACTGAACTGTTCGCCATTCTCGTTCCTTGCCGTCTTGGTGGAGAACGCCACTGCGTACTCGGCCATCTGCTTTTGCAGCATCGCCATCTGTTCTTTCAACTTGCGGTTTTCTTCCGCGAGTGCCTGGATGCCCGCCGTGCCCTTGGCCGCTTCCAGGTACGCCTGCGCCTTCGCCTTGAGCGCGTGGAAATTCATCAGCTTGGAACCGTTCGAGTCGGCGCACGCCGCCAACTGCTCTACGGTGTGTATGTTGAGATACAGCAACTCCTCTGCCTGCCCCCGCGTTACCACCGGCCATTCTTTGATCGGCATACCGCTGTGTGTCTGCGTTTCCTGCGCGGTAAACTGCTGCCACAGACGCGGAAAACGCATCTGGTACTGCTTGTCGGCGGTGGTGTCGATCACCGTGTTCTTGTCGCCGGGAACCAGAATCTTCACGAATGGGGTGTCGCGGTACACCGGATGCCCCTCCGCAGCGGACTTCTCCTCGTCCTTAATGGCACCCATGTAGAACTTGACATACAGGTTCTCGTCGCCATTGTTGCGTCCCTCTTGCATCATCCCGTCGTCCATGAAATCCCCTCTCTAGTGGGTGTTAGTCAAAGCGTCGCCATGTAAAAAGTTGCGTACTGCACTACCAAATTGCTCGTCCCTGCCACACGGCGTATCCGAAGATCGAACACCGCGGACACCACATCGGCTGTTATTCCGGTCATCACGAACGTGCTTACGAGCGCCTTGTTGTCCGTCTGAATCTTCGTCCTGTAGATGGTGGAAACACCGTTCTTGAAAAGCAGAATCTCGACGTCGGTAGTGGTGGGAATCTCTACGGTTACCTGCGCCCCAAACTGACTCGACCCTGCCTCCACCCGCGTAATCTGCCCCGTCGGTACATTGACGAGGTACCGACCATCTCCGCGCGCGTAAGCGTTGCCCCCGGCAAAAGAGATGACTACCGCCGTTTGACCCACGTTGTTTACGGTGAACGGCGTCGGCTTCTCCAGCCCGGCATACGAGGGGGTGAGCGCTGTCGACAGATCGCGCAGCCACGCGCGCAGCGCAGCCGGCACGATCAGACCGGCCAGCGAAACTCGCAGTTGCTCTGCGGTTTTGGGCAGCGCCACTAAGACGCAACGCCGTTGAACTCAACACAGAGAGCCCCCGTACTCGCCACCGGCCACCCGTGCGGCCACGCAGCGGGTGGCAACGTGGTGCAGACATACAGCCGTTTGCCGGCGTTGAACGCCAGGCCATTGTGGTAGTCGGGGGCGACCAACGCGACCTCACTGACCACCACCCCTAGTTCGCTTGTCAGAAAAGACAGCCCCGCCACGGAGGCGTCTACGGCTCCAGCCGTACTGTCCCCTATCACGGCCTGGGTGGCGTTGAACGCCGCACCGCCGAGTGTTCCATTCGCCGCAAGTGGCCCCTCCACGATGGCGACACGCCCCGCGGCAGTAATTCCAGCACCATTGATGAACGGCATCGCAAAAACGGCGCGGAGTTGCCCCCGCGCCGCCTTCTTTAGGGTGACGCGGGTTACGTCGTAACGCCGCCTGCCACGAGGAACATGTAGTCACCTGCAATCGGCGTCCTGCCGCTCACGTTGTACCAGTTGTTCCCGGCACCCGCGGCTGCTGTCACGCCCGCCGTGATGCCGATGGGCGTGGTGCCGTTGACGTTTGGGATGTTGCCCGTAGTCACGCGACAAAACTGCGAGAGGCCGTATGATGCGTTGTCGGTCAGACCACGGGTGGCGAGCACAAACGGCGCTGTCGCATCGCTAGTGGCGCCAGCAGTGCCGAGAGGCGACCAAACTTGGCTGGTGGTTGCACCAACAAGACCGGTTACGATTGCCATGATGATGTACTCCTTGCTTTATTGAGGTTGTGTGTTACTCCCGCACCGCCACCCGGCAGCGCGGGATGCTACATGCCGGATTACGCGTCGGCCATGACGCCTTGAAACTGAGCGCCGGAGCAGCAGAGATTGCCGGCCCACGCGAGCAGTTGCACAACGGCGTCCTGGTTCACCGAGTAACGCTTGCTCGGGTCGAGCGGGACGAAGTTACGATCACGGTGCGGACGCAGAAACAGGTACTTCGTGTTGAGGAAGTACGCCGTGTTCACCGGCGCGTAGCCGCCGATACCGCCGTCCAGCACGACGTCCGCGCCCATGTACTGCACGGACGGGAAGCCCAGCTTCGCCATCTTGCTCTCGGAGAAACGCTGGATGGTTTGGAGCGACTGCATGAACAGCGCCCAATACCCGTTGTCCATCATAATCAGATCGGTGTGATCCGATCCGCGAACGCACTGCGCGTACAGCCCGTTCATGCGTTGCTGGATGTTGGCTGCGGTGGCAGAGGCGACGACGGCCGTTTTGTTCTGCCAGAACGCCCACGTCGCACGGTCGATTCCGCCGTAGATGCCGGAAGTCGGCACTTTGGCGACCGCGACCAGGAGGCCAGTGATCTGCTTGCCGCCCGCTGCCGAACCATCGGAGTACAGACCGGCAGCAACGAGGTTCGCCATGCTGGACTCGGCGACCTTGATGCGCGCTTCCATCAAGTCAATGATCTGTTCCTTGGCGGAATTTTGCAGCATTTCGAGGCCGGACATCGTGACCGGACAGGCCGCTTGCTTGATGTCGAACTGCGCGGCGCTGATGACGTCCGAGGCACCGATGGGCAGTGCTTGATAGCCGGAGTACCAACCGACGTTTCCGTTGTCCTGGAACGACAGTTCTTGCATGATGACGTTACCACCCGAGAAGGGCTTGATGTTGCCCTGTTCGCGCAGGCGCGTCAGAATCGCGTTGTTCTTGGTGACGTTGTCGGCGACGATGCCGGTACGGGATTGGATCGTCGTTGCTACGACGTCCGAGATTGCGGGGTTGGCGAAAGCCATGGAAATCTCCTAGCACGTTGTACGGAAATTCGAACGTTCCGCCGTTTACGCTGGGTCGCCTGCGGCGACTGCTAGGACTGCTGGCCGGTCCCTCTACCTCCCGGTGCCATTCCTAAATCGGCTTGCAAGCGTATGTTCACGCCGGCAAGCCTGCTGTGTCAAGGGTTTACGTTCGCCATTTGTGCCGCCAGAGAGTCCCGCAGCGTCATACCCTGACCGGCGGGGGCCGGTGCAGCCGCTCCGTTGGGGGCACCGGACACCGACATACCCGCCACCGACGCCTTGCGCTGCGCGGCCTCACGGTTGGCCCATTCCCGGTTCTGTAGTTCCTGCCGCACCTCGGGAACCATCCCCACCGCCATCTGGTACGCCCCAGGCAAGTCCTGCGCGATGCCGCTGTTGATGAGTTGCCCCATGACGCTGCGGACCTTCGGGAAAAACTCGTTCTTCGGGTCGTTGGCGAAGGCGTTGAACTGGTCGTGTACCTGCTGGGTTTCGCGCTGCTGCACGTGCGCCGTGCCATACATCTTCTCGGTGGAGAGCGCCTGTAGCTGCGCCTCGACCTTGGCCTGTTCCGGGTTGTACTGCGAATTCAGGTCCACCCCGTACTGTTGCGCCAGCGACATGATGATGGCCTTGCGGTACTCCTGCCCACCGGTACGCAGCGCGTGGGCCGTCTGGAGCAGGGTGCGGATCGCCGTCACCGGGGTGGCCCCCTCGGCCTGTAGCGTGTCCGCGTAGGGCATGAACTCCGTCAGCACCGAGTCGGCCACATTGGCGCGCTGGGCGACCTTTTGGAACCCCTGTTGAAGTTCCGTTTCGCGTTGGTGCAGGTAGCCGCGCACCTCCGCGGGCACTTTGGCCCAATCCCCGCGTCTTTCGGGCGCCCACGACTGCGGCGCCTCGGCAAGGGGGTCACCCATGCCGGGCGCCGCTTGGGGAGCAGCGGGGGCGCCTGCCGGTGCTTTTGGCGCCATCTCCAGTGCGGGGGCCGCCTTGAGGTCGGCGAATTTCGGGATTTCGGGGTCTTTGGGGGCGAACCGGCCGCTGGCATCGCGCGCACGCACAGCCCCCGGCTCTCCCGCCGCCTTGTCGGACGGCGCAGCGTGGGACTCACCCGGCTCCGAGAGAGGGGTCGTCACCGGGGGCGCCGGAGCGTCCGGGGCGGCGGGAGTCGGAGGTTCGGGTGTGGTGGACGCCACCTGGTCAAAGGCGGCGGACACAGAATCACGCATGGTGTTGTCGAAGGCGCTCATGTTTGTTGCTCCTCTCTCGTATGTTGACTAGCGAGACAGCATGGCGCGAATCAAATCGTCATGCGTAGTCTTTGTTCCCCCCAACGCGTCCCAAAGCGTGTGGTGCGCCAGATGTTGGTACTGCGACGCTAGGCTGGGGTCCAGCGCTAACGCCAGTTGCTCCTGCCTACTCGCCAAGCGGTCCACCGCTTGATCCCCACCCGTGCCACCGCCGCGCCGCATGAACTTGTTCACCACATCGCCGGGTGAGCCGGTCCACAAGGCGAGTTGTCGAGCGTCAAGCGTCGGCAAATCACCGCGCCCAAGCAGCGACGCCAAAAATCCCGACTTCGCAGGGCCGATGCCGTGTATGTCCTGCGCGAAATTTCGCCACGTCGCTTTATCACCTGCAACCGCTTCTGAAAGCGCGGCACCTCTGGGGCCAAGTGCCTCGGCGCCGTATGTTAAGTCCTTTCCAAGTGTTTCCGCCATACCGAAAGGTTGGAATCGCTGCACGATGTCGCCAACGGCCTTCGGG